TGAATGGAGAGATTAAGATTAAGGTTGGAGTTAGTAACAAGTATGATTATTCGGGTTTAACATTAGATGAACAGTTGGAAAGGGGATAGACATGGCAGTTTTACACGATTACCATTGCGAAAAGCACGGTTACTTTGAAAGCAGGGTTGCAAAATGCCCGATGAAAGGATGTAATGAAGAAGTCTTACAAGTATTCCTTAAAGCGCCCTCACTCATTAGCGCAAAAACTAAATTTACAGATAAGTCGACTAAGCAGTTGGCTATGGAATTTGGTATGTCAGACATCAAGACCACTAGAGAAGGTGAACACCAAGAGGGCTTCCTCACCAAGAAAAACAAGTTCACCGAAAAAGAATACTCCGATGCCGAAAAGTTCGCCACTCGCAAAAGAGGTGTCAACAAAGACAAACTCAAGCCCGTCCCCGAAGTCCCGAAAGAAGCCAGGGCAGGCGACTCAGCGATCTGGGGTGGTGGCTTCCAAGGAATGAATATGCAATCGGTTTTAGCTGGAAGATTTGGTCAACCAGTGCGAGATGAACAAGTAGGCTTGACACCTGCGCAGGCTGGTATAAACTCAGGACCTAAGACCGATCCATCTTCAACTCTACGAGATCCAGATAATTTACAGATCAAAAAATGAGAATACCGTCAGAACCAAATGCCCGTGAGAATTTCTATTTGGAAACCATGCAAAAATGCTTGGTATCACGGGAGGAAAGAAGGGCTGACTACTCAACACTGCGATCATATTATTTATTTGGCGCTGGTCCAGAAGAACCACCTGCTTACTTTAACAAGATCAATCCGCACCTCGATCAGTTAACGAGCTTTTTATATTCCGCAGAGACCACTCGTTTTTCAATTCAGCTTGGCGCCTCGGTAAACATGGGCGAGCATCGCAAGACTCCTGTACTTACTCAAGCCTTAAATGACGAGTGGCTTAACTCTAATGCAGACCAAGTATTTTCTAGCGCATTAAATTGGGCTTTGGTTTACAACACCACCTTTGTCAAGTTAGTAATGAACAAAGGCATTCATCCTTACATGATTGAGCCATCTTCTATTGGAGTGCTAAGAGAAGATACCCCTTATACAGACAGGCAAGAAGCAATCGTTCAAACCTACTACATTACCAAATCGGACTTGTATGCCCGTCTGTATTCTCATCCTAAGCGAGAAGATATTGTTTCCCGTGTAACTGCTGGCTACAAAGAGTCAGAGTCTGATATTCCTGATGCGGTAAACCGTATTGTGATGAGCCAGACTAATCCAACCATCTACGGCAACATCAATATGGACTTATACGGTATGAACCGTTACAAAGCCCGTGTTGCAGAAGATACCGTAGAGATGCACGAATTGTGGGTATGGAATGATGACACTGAGGATTACCAAGTCGTCACCATTGCCTCGCCCACCGTAGTGATTTATGACAGACCAGGTGCAAGCCTGTTCTTAAAAGGCGAATGTCCTTTCATTCAGCTTTGTCCAGACCCTATGTATGACTACTATTGGGGAGCATCCGAATGTCAAAAACTCATTATGCTGCAACAACTGCGCAATGGTCGTATGACCGAGATATTGGATCTACTATCCAAGCAAGTATCACCACCTACCAGCTTAGTTGGTTTTACAGGCATTTTGGATGAGAAAAACTTTGCATTAAACCGTGCTGGTGGACTTTTAGCCACTGATATGCCTAATGCTAAGGTTGAGAGGCTCGGTCCACAGATGCCAACCGACTTATTTGAAGTGATCCATGAAATTGATGCCATGTTCTCTGAGGTATCGGGAATATCCAATGTGTTATCAGGTCGAGGAGAATCTGGTGTCCGTAGTCAAGGTCATGCCAGCCAACTTGCTCGTTTAGGTTCTTCCCGTGCTAAAAAACGGGCTTTAGTCATAGAGGATAGCCTTGAAAAAGTTGCGACTTTATATCTCAAACTCATGCAATCCTACGATCCGACTCATTTTGTTGATGCTGAAGGTGTCCCGTTTATTGCCGAACAATTCACTAAAGATTATGTGGTTAAAGTCGATGCTCACTCTAACAGCCCGATCTTTACGGAGGACCAAAGAGCACTAGCATTTAACTTGTATAAAGCAGGAGCAATTGATAAAGAATCTTTGATTGACTTACTTGATCCTCCCATGAAACAATTGCTTAAAGACCGTTTGAAAAAGATGCCTCAACAAGGTGGTGCTGGTAAGGCGCCCGCCCCTAAAGGCAAGAAAGAACCAGAGGTAGGCTAATGGCAGCAACAAATGTACAACCAAGGGCAGATCAACCTAGAGTGTCTACAAGCACACTTAAGAGTGGTGAACGGCAACCTAATTTAGAATACAAGGTACAAGGGGTGCAAACTTTTAGTCGCAGCCCAAAGACTCGCAATCTGGCAAGATCAACTAGGGGATAGTTAATCGGAGATTATGATGAGAAAAAGTTACAAGAAAAGCCGTAAAACACGGAGATAAGGTTTCCTGCTCCTTCACACGATGAGGAAAAGGGTTGTGGCTTCCTTACCCTATAAATAGGTCGCTGCCTTCTATATGGAGATGAAAATGCGCAAGTCTCGCAAAGGTCGTAAAGCTCGCAAGTAATTCGTAAGAATTGCTTTGGGTGACCAACCCGTCCTAGGGGAGGAGGAAACTAAATAAACCTCCCCACTTGACAACCAATGGATAAGGTTTAACCTTATACAAAATTTGATAGGATTTAATTATGGGTGCATCGTCTGACCAACTAATGAGCATGATTAAGAGTCAACAGGACTCGGCTACCCCTGGAGGATTGCCTCCTGCTCCTGATATGGGTGGCGCAATGTCAGACACTTCTGCCCCTCCAATGGCTTCACCAATGTCTACCCCAGAACCTAAGATGGGTAACCGTGAAGCAGCTATGATTAATCTATCCATGGCTCAAGATTTGATTGAACAGGCTTTGCCAGCAATCGGATCAGACTCAGAAGAAGGTCGTGCAGCTATTGCAGCAATTAGCGCAATCAACAAAGTAATTGGTGCTAAGAAAGCTAAGACCAACGAATTACAGCCAGCCGAAATTTTACAGATGTTACAGAATTTACCTCAAGCGGGTGGTGCCTCGCCTGAGATGAAAGCAATGGCAGGTGCACCAGCTATTCCAGGTATGAGTGCTCCTCCTCCAGCTCCTCCTTCTCCTCCAGCAGGCGGTGGTATGCCACCTCCTCCAGGTGCAGGCGGTGCTCCAGGCGGTGCTCCTATGCCTCCACCCCAACCCATGTAAAAGGAAAGAAAATGGAACTTTTTAAACCAAGAGGTGCTTCAGCTCCTCGCAAACCAACAGACAACAACCAAAAGAACGGTCAAGTGATTAACACTCCTCGCTTTTCTCAATTTGGCGGTTTGGATGCTTCTGGCAAAGCTGGCTACAAGAATATGATGTCCTTGAGCAAGCCTGGCGATACTAAAAAAGTCATCTAATAGAAAAAGGGGATAAAAATGAGCTTAGAAGATGTCAGTTTAGAACAACGGGACGAATTAGCGCAGTTAATGAAAGAATTAGCTGACAATCCTGCAACTCGTAAAGAAGTATTGCGCCTGACCAAAAAAGTCAGACCTAGTATGAATATTCCTGAAATCGAAATGGAAGATTACACTGAAAAGAAAATCTCCAATGCTGAAGAACGGGTAATGCAGCTAGAAGCAAAGTTACGAGAAAAAGATGCTGTCGATGAGTTAAACAAACGGAGACAATCACTTGTCAAAAAAGGTTTAGCTTCTGAAGATCAGATTGATGCAATTGAAAAACTAATGCTGGAAAAAGGTATGACAAATCACGAAACAGCGGCAGAATATTTTGATTGGATGCAACAAGCAGCAGTTCCAACACCATCTGGTTACAATCCAAATCCATTAAGAGGATTTGACTTGTCTAAGTTCTGGAAAGATCCTAAGATGGCAGCAAGAAATTCAGCAGCAGAAGCACTGGCGGAAATTCGTAAGAACAACCGTCCAATCGGTATTTAGTAGTAAGAGGGGATATTTTAATTTTGTTTGGAGATAAACTATGCCTATAGGCGGAGGTATTCTTCCAGCATCGGGTACATCGCAATATAACGAACTTACTTATGTAACTCGTAGAGCATTTATCCCCAAGCTGGTCGTACAACTTTACAACAGCACACCTTTGATGGCTGCTTTGATTGCTAACAGTCAACAGGCTTCAGGTGGTGTATCGCAGGTAACCGTACCAGTACAAGGCGCACAGTTTGTAAATGCCCAGTGGTCTGACTATTCTGGTTCTTTTAACCAGCCGTCAGTACAACAGGGTGCTTTTAATGCTGAGTTCAACCTTAAGTTGATGATTGCTCCAGTACCATTCCTCGGAATGGAAGGCGCAGTTCAGCAAGATTATGCAATTATTCCTCTCATTGAAGCTCGTATGAACGATGCGACCAATGTGATGATGGATGCAATGGCTACTGCTTTGTATACCAACTACACCAATACCCAACAGTTCATTGGACTGCCTGGTGCTATTGATGATGGTACCAACATGACAACCTACGGTAACATCAACCGTTCTACCTACACATGGTGGAAATCCAAGGTTTACAATGCTGGCTCTGTCAACCCAACTCGTCAAAATGTTCTACAGTACATTTCAGGTACCGTTAAGAATGGCGCAGAAGTGCCAACTTTCGGTGTTTGTGGTTTTGGTACTTGGACATTGTTAGCGCAAGACTATGTTGGTCAAGAGCAATATGTCATCACCCCAGGTCACGGTTTTGATAGTGATAGCAACGGTCCTCAAGCAGCTTTCCGTGCTTTGATGGTTGCTGGTGTTCCTGTTTATCCAGATCCTTATTGCCCAGAAGGTACTCTTTATTTCATTAACTCAAACTACATGAGCTTGTATATTCACGATCAAGGTAGCTTTGTGTTTACTGGATTTGAGAGCACTTTACCGAACTGGCAGATTGGTTATGTTGGCGCTGTCTTGATGATTGCCGAATTGGTAAGCACCAAGCCTAAGTCCATGACCAGAGTATCTGGCTATAACTCTATCAGTCTATAAGGAGAAATAGCTATGTCACTCGGTTTAAATAAAATCCTCATTACAGGTACCGCTTCAAACACCCCTGGTGCTTATTGGCAGCTTTCGACATTAACAGCCACAACGACTGGTAATGCGATTCCTGCTGGTACTTATTTGGTATTCCCAAATGCGAACTGCACTATTAATGCTGTTTCAGCATATAACACTTCAACCAATGTGGCGACTTACAGCATCTTGTTAGCTGCAAACACTGGCGGTGTGATTATCTCTGACGGCTTGAATGTAACTGCAAATGCGACATCCAACACTACTCTGACACTGGCAACAGTGAACGGTGGTCAGAATGTCTCTGGCACTTTCAATAGTTAAGGAGCAATAAATGGCTAACCCAGATGCAGTAGCGCAGCTATATATCGACAGTTTTAGTAATGCCAAGGTAGCTACTGCTACAGCAGTATCTTTGGCATCTACTGGAAATGCTGTTGCGACTTTAGCTTTATGTTCGGGTGGGTTAACCAACGGTGGTGCAGTAAGCAACTCTGGAGCTGTGATTGTAAGGAAAATTTCTTTCACAGCTTTAGGAGGCTCTGTTAGCTCGGCAAATGTGGCAATCTATACAAGTAATGATGGTAACTCAGCAAATATAGTTACTGCCAATACTGTGTTGTCCACATTGTCTGCTGCTGGTCGTTATCAAGATGTAGCGGTAGCTGGTGCTTATGGTGCCAATACTGTTGTATCTGGATCGATTACTTCTGCCCTATTTGTTGCAGTTAACACCGCTTCAGGTAATGCAAACACTGTAAACATTAGTGTTTATGGAGATGTGGTAAGTTTCTAATGACAACAATCTATGTAACCAATCATTCTGACAAACCATTAAAAGATGGTTTTTCAGGTCAATTTTTTGAATTTAAAGTGGGATCTACAGTGGAGATTTCGCTTGAAATTGCAAAACATATTTTTGGTTATGGAGATGAAAACAAAGAACCTTACTTGGCTAGGCTAGGTTGGGCAAAAACCTCCAACGATTTAGATGAGGGCTTAGAGCGCTTGTCTAAATGGGAATTGTCCACAGAGTCTCCAAAAAAGAACCAATCGTTATCCCCGTTGGTGGAAAGAGTACCCCTACCCTCCCAAAAGAGGGGCGGGGGAAAGATCCTCTCGGTGGCAGCATGACCTATGGGATTTAAAAATTGGCAACACTTGACACCTACATTACAGATGTTCGTAGGTTACTGCACGATGCAAACGGAAATTTTTACAGCGATCAGCAGTTAACCGATTACATTAACTCTGCCCGTGAACGGGTAGTGCGGGATACTGGCTGCCTGCGAGAGATCATTGTCACTCAAACCCCATGTCAAGTTGCAACAGCTTTAAATGGTGCTACACCAACCAATCCAGTACCTTGGGCTGCTAATACTGCATACACACTTAATCAGTTTGTATTTAGCAATATCTTTATTTATCAAGTAACTCAAGCTGGAACAAGTGATGGAACAGCTCCTCCTTATCCAGCTAACGGTACTAACAATTACTCTAACTATCCACCTACCACCCAATTTCTAAGTGGTACTGCTGGATTAACTTATGTTGGCAATTGTGAAAACATTTCTTATGCTGCTCTTACCAATTTGGTTGGCACTAGCCCTCTTAGTCCTTCTACTGGCACTACCGTATTAGATATTCTCAATATCAACTTGTATTGGGGAAATAGTCGTGTACCAATGGATTATTTGTCTTGGACTGACTTTAATGCTCGCCTACGGTTTTGGCAAAATTATATTGGGCGCCCACTTGCCTTCACAATATACGGTCAAGGACAGATATATTTAGGTCCAGTGCCCGATCAAATTTATCAAATTGAGGTTGATTGTGTAGTGTTGCCTGTTGCTTTGCAGTTAGCCACTCAAACAGCTACCGATGTGATTAACGATCCCTACACTTCAGGGGTTAAATTTTATGCTGCCTACCTTGCTAAGTACTATGAGCAAAGCTATGGCGAATCTGAGATTTACAAGCAGGAGTACACAAAACAAGTTAGCTCAATCTTGAACTCTGTGTTTACTCGTAGGATTCCCACTGTCTATAGCTCACCGTACTAATCATGGCAGCAGCAGAACAGAAAAAATCATACCAGGTCATTAAGCAGTTTAAAGGGCTTAATACCAAAGCTAACCGCACTGCTATCGGAGAAGATGAATTTTCTTGGGTAGAAAATGCACAGCCAGTAGGCTACAGTAACCTCAAGGTAGTGCCAACCTACAACCGTGTCAAAGACAATACCTCTGCCAATGTCACCTTTTCTAGTGCTACAACCTACCTTGCTTCAGCCAACTTAGATGTTTTTGACTACATTTTGTCTTTTGGAGCCGATGGTTCAGCTCAATATTTTAAAGTTCAAACAGGCGAAAAAGGCACCATTAAAGGTGCAGGATTTTTTTCTGGTGCTGGTGTAGAAATTAGCCAATACAACAATGATCGAATTTTAATTCTCGATCAACAAAATGGTTTGTATTCTTGGGATGCAAACAATGTAGTGACTATTGGTTCAGTCGGTACTATTGCTCTTGTGACTGGCGGATCAGGCTATACCACTGCTCCAACCGTTACTATTTCAGGTCCAGATGAAGTGGGTGGTGTGCAAGCCAATGCTACAGCAGCCCTTGTTGGCAATGCCATAGCGCAAATTTCTATTCAAAATGCAGGTAGTGGATATACCAATGCAGCCAATTTAACCATTACGGTCACAGGTGGCGGTGGATCGGGTGCATCGGCTATTGGTCAGCTTGTGACTTTTAAACAGGGCACCGTATCCATAGCGGTCACTAACTCTGGTAACGGATACACCAATGGATTGCAAGCGGTCACTATTTCTGGTGGTGGCGGTACTGGAGCAGCAGCTCAAGCAATTGTTACAAATAACCAAGTCCAAGTCGTCATTATGACGAACTATGGCGCTAACTACACCAATGCAGCCAATATGACTGTCTCGGTTGCAGGAGGCGGTACTGGAGCCGTTTTAATCCCTGTTGTGAACCAATATCCCAATGTGGGTGTTGCATCGTTCTCAGGGCGGGTTTGGGTGGCTTTTGGGCGCACTGTAGCCTATTCTGCTGCTGGCTCGTATAGTGACTTTACTACAGTGTCTGCTGGAACCATTGTTTTAACGGACTCTACATTGCATGGCAACATTCAACAAATCTTGCCAGCCAACAATTTCTTATACATTTTTGGCGATGACTCCATCAATGTGTTCTCAGATGTTCGGGTTGCTACTAGCGGTCAGACTCTATTTACCAATACCAATGTGAGCGCATCGGTTGGCTCTAAGAGAGCGCAAGCCATATTCCCGTATTTTAGGTCTGTGTTGTTTATGAACGACTATGGTGTGTATGCTTTGGTCGGTTCTACCACTTCTAAGATTTCAGACTCGTTAGATGGAATGTTCCCCAACATTGATTTTAATAGCCCAGTCTATGCAGGTCAGGTATTGATTAACAATATCTTGTGCGCTGCATTCAATTTTAGATATTACGATGCCGTCTTTACTGGTGGTTATCGCTATATCCAGGCTGTGTTCTTTGAGAAAAAATGGTTCTTAACTAGCCAAATGGATACGATGGCTTATATCACTTCAGTGCCTGCTGGTGGTGTTATTTCGCTTTACGGTGTCTCTGGCACATCTCTTTATAAGCTCTATGCCGATGCAACTAGTGCGCTTACTAGTCGTGTACAGACTGCGCTATTGCCATTAACTGATCCAATTCGCACTAAACAAGCCCTTAAATTTGGTATTGAAGCCACCCTTTCTCAGGGCGGAATAATCAATGTCACAGTCGATTCTGAGAATGGCTCTAGCCCAACCTATGTTCTTGAAAACTTTATAACCTGGACCAACAATTTTGGGGCTACGATCTCTTGGATAAATAACAGTTCTACAGTAATATCTTGGTTAGGTGGAACAGGTTACAACTTATATAAATCGGATGCGCAACAGTGGGGTAAATACCTAGGACTCACTTGTACATCTAATTCGGCAGGATTTGTCTATAACACATTTGAATTTGAACATGAATTGAGAGTGAGGTTCTAAATGGGAGTCCCAAATGTATTCGGAACGGCAACTAGTGCCATACCGTTATCGCAGCTAGATCAAAACTTTAATACGACAGCTACCCTTGGTAATGCTGCTGTAGGTTTAGGAAACACAACCACAAGTGTTGGTAACTTAACACTGACCAATGCCAATATTGCTAGTGTTTCAGCAACCTTTCCAAACAGTTTTTTAGCTAATTCCACAGCTACTTTAGGCAATGCTACTATCACTCTCGGTGGCACAACTACTGCTGTTGGCAATTTGGCATTAAATAATACTACTGTTGAGCTTATTCAAGAGCCAGCCAATGTGACTGCAACTTCTGCCAATGCTACAGTTAACCTTGATATTTTATCTAATGTAGTTTTATACCTCACATCAAATGCAGCAGGGAACTTTACAGTTAATTTTAGAGGCAATTCTGGCACTACTTTTAACAATACCGTAGCTACGGGAACCTCTACCTCAGTTACTTTACTCAATACTAATGGTGCTACTGCTTATTACAACAGTCTTGTACAAGTTGATGGAAGCACGGTTACTCCTAAATGGCAGGGTGGCACAGCCCCTACCTCTGGCAATGCAAGCTCTGTTGATGCTTATAACTATGTCGTCATTAAAACGGGTAGCAATGCTTATACGATTTTAGCTTCACAAACCAAGTTCGCATAAGGATTACTAGATGCCACGGCTATCTAAAATCGGTGCAGCAGCCCTAGCAGCCTTTGGATGGACTGCTGGTGCTGGCGGTGTTACAGCTAGTTATCTAGTTGTTGCTGGTGGGGCATCAGGCGGAACTCTTGTGGCTGGTGGTGGCGGAGCTGGTGGTTACCAAGCGGGAACAACATCTTTAGTTTTAACCACTTCTTATACAGTAACAATTGGTGCTGGCGGTGCTGGTATTACTGGAAATGGTGGTTTTAATGCGGGAAATAATGGTTCTAATTCTATTTTTGGAGCATTAACCGCTTCAGTTGGTGGTGGTGCTGGAGGACCTGGTGATAGCACTCCAACAAGCAATGGTAAAACTGGTGGTTCTGGAGGTGGCGCTGGATCAAATTCCACAGCTCCAGGAACAGGCGGTTCTGGTACATCAGGTCAAGGTAACAATGGTGGTAATGGCTATTATTCTGCTGGTGTTAATCAAGCTGGCGGTGGTGGCGGTGGTGCTGGCGCTGTTGGTGTAACTGCTACTGGCACTGGCGCTGGTGCTGGTGGCGCTGGTTCAGCTTCAAGCATTTCAGGAGCATCAGTAAATTATGCTGGCGGTGGTGGTGGCGGAAATAGAAATACTACATATTCTGGTGGCGCTGGAGGAACAGGCGGTGGTGGTGCTGGTTCAAATGGCGATAACAATGCTTCAAATGCAACAGCCAACACAGGTGGTGGAGGTGGAGGTGCAGGGTTTTCATCAACTGGATTAGGGTCATCTGGCTCTGGTGGTTCTGGTATTGTCATCATCTCTTACACAGGCGCACAACAATTTGGTGGTGGCACAGTCACATCAAGCGGTGGTAACACTATCCACACATTTACATCTAGTGGTGTATTAAGCCCATTAAATACTTTAACAGCTAATTATTTATCAATTGCTGGTGGTGGTGGCGGTGGTTATTATGGTGGTGGTGGTGGCGCTGGAGGATTTTTATCTTCTTCTGGACTTCTTGATACTAATTCTATTTATGTAGTTACTGTAGGAGCAGGAGGATCTGCTGGTACTTCTGGATCTGCAAATGGAAGTCAAGGAGGAAATTCTTTAATTTCAACACTAACTACTTCAGTTGGAGGTGGTGGTGCTTCAGGAAATACTTATCCTACTGCTGGTACTGGTGGAACTGGTGGATCAGGAGGTGGAGGTTCACCTGGAAGTGGAAATAATAATGCTTCAGGAACTGGTGGATCTGCTACATCTGGACAAGGTAATGCTGGTGGTGCTGGTTGGATTGGTTTAGCTAATGCTTATTCTGGTTTTGGAGGTGGTGGTGGTGCTGGCGCTGTAGGTGGAGCATCAACAACTTCTGCATCTGGTAATGGTGGAGCAGGTTCAGCATCAAGCATTTCTGGAAGTTCTGTAACATATTCAGGCGGTGGTGGTGGCGGTGGAGATGTTCGTGGAACAACAGCAGGATCTGGTGGATCTGGTGGCGGTGGAGCTGGTAGTACAACTGCTGGTACTGCTGGTAGCGCCAATTTAGGCGGTGGTGGCGGTGGAGGTGGATATAATGGAACTGGATTAGCAAATGGTGGTGCTGGCGGTTCAGGCATCGTAATCATTTCATACTCTGGTAGCCAAAGATTCTCAGGTGGTACTGTGACATCATCTGGTGGAAATACTATCCATTCGTTTACTAGTAGTGGAATTTTAAGTGGTCAAATTGCTCCATCTGTTAATTTTTTAGTGGTTGCTGCTGGCGCTGGTGGCGGTGGTGCTGGTGCAAATTCAAGTCGTGGCGCAGGTGGTGGTGGTGCAGGTGGATTTAGGACTAGCGCTGGAACATCTGGCGGTGGCGGTGGTGCTGAATCAGTTTTAACTATTGTTTCTGGAACTACCTATACTGTAACAGTAGGAGCTGGAGGTCCTGGAGGCGGATCACAAGGAACTAAAGGTACAAATGGTGATAATTCTTTAATTACTGGAATCACATCAACTGGCGGTGGAGGCGGTGGAAGTTCTGCTGGTGCTGCTACTCAAGGTAGCACGGGTGGCTCTGGCGGTGGAACTGCTGATTGTGTGAGTGGAACACTTGCAGGGGGATCTGGAACTGCTAATCAAGGTTATGCTGGAGGACTCAATACTGGTAATGGCAGTGGTACAAACGGAACTGGTGGCGGTGGCGCAGGTTCTGCTGGATCTGCTAATGCTGGAAATAGCCCAGACAATACTCAAGTTTCTGGAGGAAGCGGAGTAGCTTCTTCAATTACTGGGTCATCTGTTACTTATGCTAGTGGCGGTGTAGGAGGTGGCTCAAGCAATGCAAGCGCTGGTTCAAACGGAACAACTAATAGAGGTAATGGCGGTGGTGGTGGTAACGGTGGTTCTGGTGGTCCTTTTGCTGGTGGAAATGGCGGATCTGGAGTTGTTGTAATTTCTTATTCAACTTCTTACAGACCAGCACAAACTACAGGATCACCTACATTTACTACCTCTGGTGGTAACTACATATACACTTTTAATTCGTCTGGAACGATTACTTTTTAAGGAAACAAATATGGCACATTTTGCAAAAGTAGAAAACGGCATTGTTACAGATGTAATTGTTGCCGATCAAACATTTATTGATAGCGGAGTTGTTGGAGATCCAACATTATGGATTCAAACTTCCTATAACACTTATGGCAATGTGCACTATGCACCAAGCCCTCCTGCCGAGCCAATGACTCCTGATGGTGGCGCACCGCTTAACTATAACTATGCTGGTATTGGCTATTCATGGGATGGTACAGGCTTTGCAGCCCCACAACCCTATCCTTCATGGGTGTTAGATCCAGCGACTTACTTATGGCAAGCACCAACTCCTCCAGGACCTATGCCAACTACAGGCGGACCTTGGGTATGGGATGAAGCTACATTATCTTGGGTACTAGCCCCTACAGGAGCATAAAATGGGAATTAATGCTTTTAGCAAAACAGGTAACACTATTGTTTTTACGGCTGCATCTTCTCCGCCTTCCCCTGTGCAGTGCGGTTCTACCACTATTGGTGGTAACCAATATCGCATTATTAATGCAGGCACTACAGTAGTGTTTTTAGGCTATGGAGTTGATGCTGCCAATGCTACAGCTAGTGCTGTGCAAGTAACTAGTTCTCAAACAGCTTTTCCATTGCTTCCTGGTACCGATGAGATTTTGACTTTTGTACCCAATGCTTACTTTACTGGCTATAGCTCTACAACAGCTACCATTTACATTACCCCTGGCGATGGAGTTTAAACATGGTTCTCAAGGTTGTTTCAACTAGTGGTGGAGGCGGTAGCGGTGGTCTGAGTTATCAGGGCGCATGGAATGCTGCAACCAACAATCCTACTTTAGTAAGTAGTGTAGGAACAACCAACAATTACTATGTTGTATCTGTAGCGGGAACTACCAATTTAAACGGAATTGCTATTTGGTCTGTAGGCGACTGGGCTATATTTAATGGCACCGTTTGGGAAAAGATTAACGGAGCAACTAGCGAGTCATTTGCTAACATTGCAGTAACTAGTCTTACTGGCTATATGTATGCCAATGGCGCTAATAATGTTACGGCTTCTACTACCATTCCTGTAGCCAATGTCACGGGTGCAGTAGCCAATACGACTACGGTTACGGCTGGCACAGGTTTATCAGGCGGAGGAAACCTTGCTTCCAACATCACCCTTAATATTGCTAATACTGCGGTTACTGCTGGAAACTACGGTAGCGCTACTCAAGTCGGAAGTTTTACAGTTAACAACCAAGGGCAAATTACCAATGCTTCCAATGTTACGATTAGTGGCACTGCTCCTGGTGGTGCTGCTGGCGGTGATCTTACTGGGACTTATCCAAATCCTACACTCAACACTAGTGGTGTTACTGCGGGGATTTATGGCAATGCAAGCACTGTTAGCCAAGTTACTGTCGATGCCAAAGGCAGGGTAACGGTTGCTTCTAATGTGGCAATAGCGATTGCCAATAGCGCTATCTCTGGCGGTACGATTACGATTGGTAATACGACCATTGGTCTTGGAAACACTGCCACTACTTTAGGGAATGTTCAATTACAAAATGCTAATATTGCCTCTGTTTCAGCTACTTTCCCCAATAGCTTTCTCAGTAATAGTTCTTCGACCATTGGTAATACTGTTGTTGCCCTTGGCA